CGTCAAGAATGAGTTGGCGACCGTTATCTGGATGCTTGAGACCCTTTTCGGTGATGTACTTGTTGATGAACTTGGTCACTTCGGAGCGAGAGATCAATTCACCTTCGGCAAGTCCCAAGAATTCGCGCAACTTAGGTGTCACTTCTTGCTTACGGTTGAAACCGTTGTTGGCAGCGCGCGCCTTGGCCTTTTCGCCATTTGGATCCTCTTGGGTGTTCTTGACCTTACGGACGAGCTTGGTGAGGGCCTTGACGTCGGCGCGGAGAGCGGTGAGTTCAGCTTGGATAGTTTCAAGAGACATCTTATACCTTGTATTACGTCTTAATCTTTAAGTCATAAAAATGAGAGCAACTGCAAGAGCGAGTGTAATAGCTACCAGGATAAGGAATGGAGTATGATTACTTATTATATCCTCACCTTCTCTATCAATAATTCTAAATGGTTGTCTTGGTTCTATACCAGAGACCTGACCAGGACATCCACCCGCACAGCAATCGGCTGGACATGGAAGAACTTTTGGCCCTCTTCTCACACCACAGAACTGTTTCGCTTTGGGGTCACCTCCATCTGAGTATGCATAGCATCTACATTCGTCGATCACGTTACAGACCATATTATTATGTGTCAATATAATAATGGACACTGAAATTTATTCAGAAGCTGTCATCAACCGGTTCTTGAAGAAAAATTTGTTCTTCAATGACCCAACATTGGAGAGGTACTACCAGACAAATAATTTAGCTGCATTCAGAAAACGAGTTAGTAGAGTTCATAAAAATGAATCCTTTGAAAAAATGGTTTATGCAATCGTCACAGACTCCATAAGAGATGTCGTTCTCAGAACCGCAGGTGAAATTTCAGAATTTCTCAAACCAATGGGAGATCTTGTGGTATCCGGTGGTGAAGCATTCAACATGTATCTTGACAGAAAAGATCGTCTGATCACAAGTGATATAGATACAAAGTTCATTCCAAGATTTGCCTATAATGATAAATATTTTGGCAAACTTCAAGCTACCAAGTTGTTGTTGTGGAACAAACTCGGTGAGATTTCCAGACGCATAGGAGAAAAGGTTAAAAACCGCATCTCTAAAAATACAAAAATGGCACGCTTCATTGGTTTGAATTTTGCCGCATCCGGTCCATATGTAACGAGGCGATACATTCTCATCAAGAAGAAAAAGTCTCAAAACCGGGGTGCCGAACCAGGAAAGAAAGATGTTTTCATTGATGTTGAATTGTTTGCTCTTGATCTCAATGTGAGATACTTTTCAATTGAGAAGGGTCGTATTACACAAGAAGTATTGGGTGGCATCCTTGATATTCCATTCATGAGACCCAAGGAATTTGGTTACGAAGTCATAGATTCAAAGAAGTTGGGTATCACATACAAGAACAAGGACACTGGTTTCATTGTTCATGACAAGAGACTGTATGTTGCGGGTAAGAGATTTCTCCTTGATGATGTGTATCTCATGCAAAAGTTGGGTCTTCGACCAGAAAAGAAAGAGAAAGATAGACAGCGTATGTACAAACTCGCAAAGATGATTGGCAAAAGTGTAAATGTTCGTCCAACTGATGATATCAATACCATCTATGAACACACCCACAACCGAGTTGAAACTCCAAAGTTCAGAACACCAAGAACTGGTTCTGTAAATATGTCTCAAGCGGCGCGCGTGGATCCATTGAAATACGCAGAATACACGACAAAGCCAAAGGCTGAAAGAGTGTCAAAGCAGTTGGTCTATGGCGTCAAGACTTCGGTTCCAAACATAAATGTACCAGGATACTCAAAAACTCATGGAAATCAGCGCTTCAATCTCAACAAACAAGAATGGGTGAAGAATACATCCCCAACTTACATTAGAAACCAGTACAACTACAGACCAACTACAGGAAAGAATATTCCAAATAACTTGGATACTACCAAGCTACTTTACGGGTATAATCCAGTCCGCGACAAATGGGTTCCCAGGTCAATCATAAAGAAAGCGTCCATGATACCATTTGTTGGTTTAAAGAATTGAGACACAAACTGTATATAATGTTGTACAACGCCCCAGCTAAAGGTGATGACGGTCTCTACTTTGTAAAGGCTCTCAATGAATCCAAGAGAAAGTGCCTTGTACAGTTGAACAAGGTTAAGATTGCGGATGTATCAGGAGATGTTGTTCTCGACCTCGCTAGCGAATCTAACCTCGCGAAGATCCAAGCGATTGATGAACAAAACCTTGCAGCTGCGCAAGAAAACTGCGAAACTTGGTTCGGTAAGCAACTTTCCGAAAATGTTGTGAAGGGTGCTTACACTTCCAGTGTTGTTGATGGACAACTTACAGGAGAACGAATTGAAGTTACTAAGGTTTTCAACGCTCAACAGGAACAAGTCGATTTTGAAAATGTCCAAGTCGGTAAGACCTGTGATGTCATTCTCGAATTTGCCGGACTTTGGTTCGCCAAGAAATCTTTCGGTTCTTCATGGAATGTTGTCCAGGTCAGAGTTCATCCAGATCCAATCCTTGACACTTACCCAGAAGAATATGCTTTTGTCGATGAAGATGATCAATAAAAAAAATTTGTTTATTACATATAAAAGATGATTAAGAAGGGTGGTCGTGCCAGAAATGTTTTCGTGATTCTCGCGGTCATTGCTTTGGTCTATTTGATCTTCAATATGAACAAGTCAGGCTACAGTATTAGCGAACAAGAATATGCCGCTTACGGCCCAGCTCTCGCCGCTGCGGGTCCAGCGGGTGAAAAGAAGAGTGGTTGCGCGATGGAAAAGGGTACAGGTCTTGCCTCTTCTCTCCTTCCACGCGAAGTTGCTTCCCAAGAAGATTTTGGTGAATTTGCCCCAGAAGACATTCTCAAGGGTCAAAATTTCCTTGAACCACGCCAACAAACTGGATACCCAGAATCCGTTGGTGGTGCTCTCCGTAACGCGAACCAACAAATCCGCGCGGAGCCACCAAACCCAAAGGATGGTTATGTCTGGAACAACTCTACCATCGTCCCAGATGAGATGCAACGCTCCCTCTGCTAAATTAAACTTAAAGATTAGATCTTAGCTTTATGTAAATAATGTCAGTACCTAACGAACTTTCAGAGAGTGTATCCAAGCTATTGGAGCTCTCAAAACAACTTTCCGAAGCAAAATCTGATATCAAGATTCTTAACCAAGAAGAAAAGAGACTGAAAGAAACAGTCAAAAAACATATGATTGGTCAGGGTATTGATACCATTAACCTCAGGAAAGGAAAAATCAGCTTACGTAAGTCTACGCGCAAAGGTAGTATGAATAAGGATGCCATCAAAGATGGTCTTCTCAAATTTTTTGGCGGGGATGAAGCTAAAGTAGAAGGCGCTCTTAATGCCATTCAAGATAACCTTAAAGTAAAAGAAACAACTTCTATCTCGTTAACTGGGATAAAAGATAAGCCCCCAAAAGAAGATAAGTAACAACATGGTTTGGAGTCAATATGTTTATGAAGCAACCACTGGGTCGGAGGTAGTACCCAGTGATGAAGAGGAATTCGAAGATGATGTTCATCTCAGTGTTGAAGATTGGCAAATCAAATACTCAGATGAATTGTGGTATATGTGGGATATGGTGCAGCAGCTATTGAAAGATGCATTCTTGGAGCACGAAGTCATGACAGAATGTGATTTTTCGGACTTTGCAGAATTTTGTTATGATAGTCACGAGGATGATTGTGATTTCGTTTGGATTCCTTACGAATCACAGCTTTCTTATATTTGGAGGAATATTCAAGAATATATGGATGATACTGGACTTTACAATGAATTTATGCCTGGTGCTACGTTTGACCACTGGGTTAGATTCGCAGCCACACATTCAAACAAAAAATATGTCACTATATATTAACCATGCTTCCAGATATTACCTCCCAAAAAGTTGCGATTCCCGCCGCCCTTTTTTTGGCACTCAGCCCAGGCGTTCTTTTGACCACCGACGGGCGCAGTCTCAAGATCAGAAATGGAAAAACCAACCAAATGGCTATCCTCTTCCACGCACTCGTATTCTTCCTCGTCTACAGTCTCATCGCCCGCGCGATGGGTCTTGTTTTGACCAAGACAGACTTGATCGTGACCACCTCTCTTTTCTTGGCTCTCAGCCCAGGTCTTCTCTTGACCATTCCACCAGGTTCTGGCGGAGTTCTCCGATCCGGTCAAACGAGTTTGAGCGCGAGTTTGACTCACGCGATCGTTTTTGCGATTGTTTTCGCGCTTTTGCGTCGTCAATTTCCTCAATTCTATTAAATAGGAGGATGAAGTACCTTGTTTTAGGTCCCGCATCAATGGGAATTTTCTCATTGATCGGAACCTTAAAAGCACTTGAACCCAAACTTGTAGATGTCAAGGAAATATCTGGATCATCCGCAGGTTCTATTTTGGCTTTACTTTTAGCTTTGGGGATGTCTGTGGATGAGATTTTGGAAATTGCTCTAGATTTAGATATCCCCAAATTTGTTAAATTACGCATAGGTTCATTCTTTAACAAATTTGGTTTTGTTGATTTGGAACCTATTCGTGAAAAATTAGTTGAAGTGTGTGGAGGTGATCCCACATTTGAAGAATTGGATATGAAGATTTATGTGTCGGCGT